CTTGTTGGTAGCGATGCTCTCGCCGATGGCCTGCGCATCACCACCGCGCACGATCGCTTCGATCGAGTGCGGCGGCAGACCATCTGCGGTCGTGACATCCGTCACGTTCTCGAGTACCGCGACGGCCACCACGTCAGGCAAGCGCGACAGGTCCGCGCGAATGCCGTTCACTGTGCCGCCGCCCGCAGCCGCCAGTTCACTGAGGCGCCGAATGCGGTACGCGGCATCAGTCTCGACGAAGGACCCGAGCGCTGCGTCCTCGGCGTTGGTGATCGAGTTCCAGCCTGCGATGAATGTCTCGATCACGTTGAGCGTGGTCGCGTTCGCGACGACGGGGCCGACTTCCTCGGACTCGAACAGCACGCTTACGTTCGCGGGTGCCGCGCCCGGGTTGAGCATGGGCTGGACGTTCACGAACCGCGCAACGGGGTTGCCCTGCACGCTCGCGACCGCATCACCGGCAGCGATGGTGGTGGCGGCCGAGAGGTTGACGGTGGCAGTCACCGTGCTTTTCTTTGCGTCGTGCCGCAGCGTGTTCGTCAGGCTGTAGAGCGCGTCCTGCTGCACGCCGCTGGCCATGTCCGGATCGAGCGCGTCGTAGAGTTCCTGTCCGGCCTCCCAGAGCTCGACGAGCTTGCTCGCAAAGACGCCGTTGAGTTGGCCGAGCACGCTGAACGGGCTCGTGTCGATGTCGGGGCCGAGGTCTGCGCGCTGGCGCGTCACGACATCGTTGAGCACGTCCTCGAGGCTCTTGGGGACGAACCCGTCGGGGGTGAGGCCGAAGCTCATTGCGATCCCCCGATCGTCTGCGACAGGCCAAGCGACGCATCTTCGCCACTGCTGAGCAGCGCTTCGGCCCTGACTGTCAGCGTGCGGGTGGTGCGGTCGAGGCTTAGCCGCATGTCGCGCACGTCAGCGATGCCTGGCACCGCGCGCGTTGCAGTCGCGAAGATCGCGCGCACCACCGCGGGGTTGACGCCCTTCTCGAGGATGTCGTGCTGGTAGTCGATGCCGAGTGAGCGGTCCTGAAACCACTCACCGCGGAACATCGTGATGTGAAACGCCCAGAGCTGCGCTACGGCCTCGGCACCCTGACACAGGCGCGCGCTGCCGCCCTGCAGGTCCAGGTCACCAGTCGCGGGGTCGAGCGCCAGGTCCGACACGAGGCGCTGGTATGCGGGGACCGGCAGCCGGTCAAGTCTAGGTCGCCTTCAGCTTCGATGCGGCTACTGATGCCGGGGCGGTTGCAAATACGGTCGCGTACTTTGTCTTCAGCGCCGCACCCCCGTCTTGCGGCACGACCGTCCAGCCTGTGAAAACCGAGTGCAGGTCCGCAATGATCTTGTCGACCTTCGCCGCCAGCGCCACAAAGTCGTGGTCTGTGGTGCCGCCCGTGAGAACATAGCCATCTTTCGTTATCTGGATCCGGCTTCCGGTAACATGCCCGATTACCAGGTCCGTCTCATGCACCCCCGCCAGCAAGGCCGAGCGCGGGGCTGGCCCGCACGGCAGAGCCACCGCGCCCTCGAGGCTGTGTGTCCCCATGTCACCCGGGTTGATCGCCCGCTGGCTGCCCTTGCGCGCGGTCTGGAGCCATTGATCGAGCGAGCGTTCGGCGAACACCAGCAGCACGAAGTCGCCGGCCGCGAGCGGCATGCTCACGAAGAACCCGCCGCCCTGCATGTAGCCCACCGGCACCATGGGGATCACCGGCAGCGTCTCGTCGACCATGACCCCGTCCTCGTTCGGGGCACGCCGCTGCAGACTGGGCTGCACGTCAACGAACTGCCGCCCGTGCTCGCCGGCATGCACCCTGAGCACCTCGGCCGGCATGGCGGTATGGACGTCGCCGAGCTCGGCCTGCATCGCCGCGCGCTGAATGTCCAGGTCCGACGGGGTGACACTCATCGCTTGCGCTCCTCGTTGCGCAGTTCGAGATCCACATACCAGTCACGGCCGGCGGTGTCGCCTACATGCTTGGTGGTCTCGGCCCGATAGATCCCAGTGACGTGCTCGCTCGTGATGCGAATGCGACGACCGGGAAACAGGTCTGGGATCATCAAGCAGCGCGCCTCGGTGATCCCCTTGTTGCCAGGCTCAGGCGAGCCGATGAGCCCGGTGTCGGGAGTCAGCTCGATGCCCAGCTCTTGAAGCGGCTTGCCCTGGTCGAGGAATTGCAACTCGTCGTCCTGAATCGACCACTCGAGGCCGCAGCTGCGGGCGAGGCGATCAAGCTCCCCTTCGATGGCGCCGGCGAGCGCATAGCCGTTGAAGAACTTCGACGCCTGCGTGCCCTGGATCTTCGCGCTGACGGTCTTGGCTGCGGTGTTGCCGAGTCGCACGCCCATCGCCTTGGCGGCTGTGGTGAGCACGTCCTGCACCGTGGCGCCCGGAGCGAAGCTCTTGAGGATACGGCGCTTGCGGGCGAGACGTCCGCTGTCGCTGGTGACCGTGGTGATCCAGTCGCTGCCCTCGCGCGTGCTGAGCACATCACGCAAGTCGCCGCGAAACAGCAGCGATGTGCCCCCGACGTAGCCCGCCTCGAGCGAGACGTACACCTTCTCGAGCTCCTGCAAGCGCTTGCGATGCTCGGCGTTGAGGTTCCAGATGCGAATCTCAGCACTGTTGGGCGTCTGCGCCGACAGCGACTTGACGATCTCGAACGCGACGTCGAGCTCCTCGATCACGTACTCGTCGACCTGCACGCGCACTTTGCGGTCAAACAGCACCGTCACGACAGCGCCTCGATATAGTGCACGCAGTACCGCGTGCCGAACTCATCGAACGTCGCGTTGCCGTCGCGCGCTTGGCCGTCGAGCAGAAACAGCTCGCCGGGCGGCCGCTCGGGGTGCAGGTTGCGGCGCAGCAGCGGGAAGCGCGTCACGAGCCGCACGCCCATCGCTATAGGCGTCCCGTCGAGCGTCGAGAGATCCATATGCCAGCAGCCGCCCCGCTCGTTCCACCGAAACCGAAAGGTGTAGGTGACGCCGTCGAGCTCCGACTGCTGCGTCGTGTCGGGGTACACCTCGGTTGGGATGAGTCGTATGCCCATGGTCAGAGCCCGATCAGCTTCTTGATGTCGTCCTTCGTGATCGACGGGATTTTCGAGAGCAGACTCTGCTTGTCGGTGTCGCCGGGCGCGACCAGGCTCGCCGGCGGTGGGCTGACCGGTTGGGTCGGCTGCTTGCCGCGCGACTTGCGAGGCTTGGCGCGCGCGTCCACCGGGTCAGGCAGTTTGGCCGTCTGGCTGTTGACGATGCGCAGCACCTTCCCGCTCGCTGAAAAGTTCAGGCGCCCCTGCCCCGCTTCGCTCGTGCGCTCGATGTGCAGCGCGGTCAGCGCGACGTTCTGGTACGTCATGAGGCCAGTCACGACGGTGACCAGCGCGCGGCGCTCGAAGATCGACACCAGCGCGGCGTGCACGGCGCTCACCCGATCAAACGGCTCGGTGAAGTGCAGGACGCTGGCCGAGAACACGCGCTTGCTGCGCACGTCGAGCTTGAGCGCGCCGAGCACCGCAGCTGCTTGCTCGGCGCCCGGGACCAAGCCGATCGCGCCGAGTGTCGGCTCGCCCTTGATCTCGATGGGGCTCGGATTCACGCGCGTCGTGCCGGCGTGCGACTTGGGAAGCTCGATCGGGTGATTCGTGACCGCGCCGTCGATGTCGATGGTGGCGGGCATGGGGCGGATGTGATCGGCCACGTCCGCACCGGCTTCGACCGGATGCTCGGTCACGTCGGCCGTCAGGGCATGCCCCTCCCGGACCGAGACATCGATCCAGATGTCGCCGATCTCGACGTGCCGGTTTGCCACGTCAGCCACTCCCCGGGCGCGGCAGCGCAGCGTTGCTCTTGCGGCGCTCGGCTGCCAGCGCGTCGAGCACTGCGCGGCGGACCTCGGCGGGGTTGCCGCCGTTCACGTTGACGGTGACCGTCGTGTTGCCGGACTGCACGATCACGGGCGGCTGCGTGCCGCTCGCTGCAGCGGGCGCGCTCGCCGTCGGCGAGGCACCAACCGCCGATGCCGACGCTCGGCCAGCTCGGATCTGCTCCGCTTCCGCGTTCACGTTGCGTCCGAGCGCGCGCCCCGTTTTCGTCGCGTTGCGTTCTGCAGTGATGTCGGCAGCCTTCTCTTTCAGGCC